GACCTACTCCGGCTCGACCGGCCTGACCTACACGCAGCCGCTCGGTGCGCCGCAGGTGACCGACAACGCCATCGCGAGCGGCCTGTCGTCGTTCACCCCCGGCAGCGCGGGGGATGGAGGCGCGCGCTCAGGGGCAGCGCCGAACGATACGCGAAGCGCCTCGGCTGCCAGCCTCGGCGTTTCCCCGGCCAATCTCGGCATGGGCCTCGGCACGATTGCGTCGCTGGCGACAGGCATACCCGGCCTTGGCCTTGTCGGCTCGGCGCTCGGCACGTTGTCGGAGGTCGGTGAAATCAACGACGCCCTCAACTTAACGGGGGCGCAGCCGCTTGGCTTCGGGCAGACCTTGTCTGCCATCGGCAACAACCTGTCCTTTGGGCTTGCCGGTACTCCCGCATCGCACTCGATGGTCGATAACGCCATCGCAGGCACCGTGTCATCGCGCGGCGGCGCGTCGGGACCGGGAACAGGAGATCCAGAAGCAGATGCAGCAGCGGCTGCTGCGGCAGCTCGCGGATCCAGCGGCAACATCGCTCCCGGCCAAGGAGGGTACGGCACCCCCGGCTCGGACGGATACGGAGCTTCAACGCAGGGAGACCCTACCGGAGGCGAAGGTCCGGCAGCTCTATGAGCAGAGAAAATTGCCTCCGCGTTGAAACGCAGATAGCTTGATCGAACCCCGAGAGGATCGTGATGTCCGACGAGATGAACGAGCAGCCCGAGGCCGCCGACGAGAGCGTCCTCGACACCGAGGACGGCGGCGCAATCGTCACGCTTGACGACGCCGAGCCACCGAGCGGCGAGCAGGGCTTCTACGACAACATCGTCGGCACGCTCGACATCGCGACGCTGCACGAGATGTCGCGCACCATGCTCGACCACATCGAGCGCGACCGCGAGGCGCGCAAGAAGCGCGACAAGCAGTACGAGGAGGGCCTGCGGCGCACCGGCCTCGGCGAGGACGCCCCCGGCGGCGCGCAGTTCGATGGCGCGTCGCGCGTCGTGCATCCGATGCTCACCGAGGCGTGCGTGGACTTCGCGGCGCGCGCGATGAAGGAGCTGTTCCCCGCAAACGGGCCGGTGAAGGACTACATCCCCGGCGAGGTGACGCAGGAGAAGCTCGACAAGGCGCAGCGCAAGACGAAGCACATGAACCGTCAGTTGACGGTGACGATGGAGGAGTTCCGCTACGAGCTGGAGCAGCTCCTCACGCAGCTTCCGCTCGGCGGCGGCCAGTACATGAAGCTGCGGTGGAACGAGGCCAAGCGTCGCCCCGACTCGCTCTTCATCCCCATCGACGACATCTACCTGCCGTTCGCGGCGACTTCGTTCTACACCGCCGAGCGCAAGACGCACGTCCAGTACATCACGCGGCAAGAGTACGAGATGCGCGTGCGCTCTGGCATGTACATCGACGCCGACCTCACCGCGACGCCGTCCACGCCTGACCGCTCCGCGTCGAGCATCGCCAACGACAAGATCGAAGGCCGCGACGAGAGCGCCTACAACGAGGACGGCCTCCGCACGATCTACGAGATCTACGCCTCGCTCGACATCGGCGAGGACGAGAACGGCGCGCCGCTGCCGTACATCATCACCATCGATCACCACTCCGAAGAGGTGCTGTCGATCTACCGGAACTGGGAAGAGGACGACGAGCTTCGCAAGGAGCTTGACCATATCGTCGAGTTCCCGTTCGTCCCGTGGCGCGGCGCGTACCCCATCGGCCTGACGCACATGATCGGCGGGCTGTCGGCTGGCGCGACCGGCGCGCTGCGTGCGCTGCTCGACAGCGCGCATATCCAGAACTTCCCGACGCTGCTCAAGCTCAAGGGCGGCAGCGCTGGCGGCCAGTCGCTGAACCTTCAGGCGACGGGCGTCACCGAGATCGAGGGCGGGCTGAACGTGGACGATGTCCGCAAGCTCGCGATGCCGGTGCCGTTCAACCCGCCGTCGCCCGTCCTCTTCCAGCTCCTCGGCCTTCTGATCGACGCGGGGCGCGGCGTTGTCCGCACGACGTTCGAGAACCTGACGGACGGCCAGAACCAGAACATGCCGGTCGGCACCACGCTCGCGATGATCGAGCAGGGCATGACCGTGTTCTCCGCGATCCACGGTCGCCTGCACAACTCGATGCAGCGCGTGCTCAAGGTCCTGCACCGCATCAACAAGCTCTACCTCGATGAGAAGGTCGTCGTCGAAGAGGACGGCGAGCTGATCGTCAAGCGCGAGGACTATCAGGGGCCGATGGACGTGGTCCCGGTGTCGGACCCGAACATCTTCTCGGAGATGCAGCGCTTCGCGCAGGTGCAGGCCGTCGCGCAGCGCGCGGCGCTGATGCCGCAGCTCTACGACGTGCGGAAGGTGGAGGAGATGATCCTCCGCCGCCTGAAGATCCCCGATGGCGAGAAGCTGCTCGCCGAGGTGCCGCAGCCCAAGAAGCTCAACGCGGTGAACGAGAACCTGTCCGCGACGATGGGCCGCCCGCTGATCGCCTTCCCCGATCAGGAGCACCTCGCGCACCTTCAGGTGCATCTCGACTTCATGCAGTCGCCTGTCTTCGGCGGCAACCCGATCATCGCGCCGCGCTTCATCCCCGCGATGATGGAGCACATCAAGGATCACATCACGCTGTTCTACGTCAGCCACGTCTTCGAGGTCACGTCGCAGGCGACCGGCGCGGACGTGTCGAAGCTGATGGACAGCGACCCCGAGGTCTCGCGCGAGATGGACATGCTCCTCGCTGCCGCGAGCAAGCGCGTGATCGAGGAGGGCCAGCAGGCGCTCGCGGGCATCCCGCCGATCATCCAGCAGGCGATGCAGTACATGCAGTCGATGCAGCAGCCGCAGATGCAGGATCCGACGATGCTCGCGGCTCAGGCCGCGATGGCGGAGACGCAGCGCAAGGCTCAGGCCGATCAGGCGAAGGCGCAGCTCGACGCGGCGAAGATCGCCGACAAGGAGAAGGACCGCGCGGTCGAGATGCAGGCCGAGCAGTTCAAGCAGCAGCAGGAGAACGAGCGCACGACCTTCGAGGTTGGCGCTCGCGTCGGCATGAACGATGCCGACAACCAGACGGCGAAGGATCTCGCCGCGCTGGAGATCGCGTCCGGCGAGCGCATTGCCGTCTCGACGGGCACCGGAGTGAACCCAACACCATGAGAGGAGAAGGACGATGGATTTCGTTCTGAAACTGAGCGAAGCGCACCTCAACGTCATCATCGAAGCTCTGGCGCGGAAGCCCTACGGCGAGGTCGCGTCGATTTTCAGCAGCATCGGCGCGCAGATCAACGAGCAGCAGGCCGCCAAGTCGCCGAAGAACCCAACCCCCTGACAGGAGAAGAGACATGGCCGACAAGATCAAGGGACCGATCCCGCTGCACAAGGCGCTCGCGATGGGCAAGAAGCCCGTCGTGGCGAAGGGCGGGAAGTCCACCGCGAAGAAGTAGTTGCCACGCCCAAGGTAGGGTGGCAACGTGATCGAGCGGATCATAAGTGCGCTGAAAGCCGAGCAGGCGAAAGTCGCTCATGGCGCGCTGCAAGCCCCCGCAGGACGTGATGCGTTCGAGTATGGACGCATGTGCGGCATGCATTCTGGCTTACAGCAGGCGCTCAACGTGATCGACAGCATCCTCAAGGACATCGACGAAAAGGAGCGTAGCCTATGAGCGCGACGCTGAAGACCGTCCCGCGCGTCGAGCGACAGCTCTCCGCCACGGTGGCGGAGGCGAAGGGCCGACAGAAGAACTTCAACTGGGGCAGCGACCACGAGTTCGCCTTCCCCGACGTGGACCCGATGTTCGAGCCGTATGGCTCGCGCGTCGTCGTCCAGATCCGCAACCCGATGAAGAAGACCAAGTCGGGGCTGCTCCTGCCGGAGGACACGCAGGACACCGAGAAGTGGAACACGCAGGTCGCGCTCGTGCGCGCGGTCGGCCCGCTTGCCTTCTGCAATCGCGAGACGATGCAGCCGTGGGCCGAGGGCATCTGGTGCCACCCCGGCGAGTTCGTCCGCGTGCCGAAGTACGGCGGCGACCGCTGGGAGGTTCCCCTGCGCGACGGCGGCAAGGCGCTGTTCGTCGTCTTCAACGACCTCGACATCGTGGGCCGGTTCACGGGCGATCCGCTCGCCGTGAAGGCTTTCATCTGATTCGCTGAAGGAGCGAGACATGGCTGGCATGAAGGAAGACCTCGACGACGAGGACGACAAGCAGAACGGCGAGATGGTCTCCCTCGACGAGGGCGACGAGAAGCCGGAACAGAAGAACGCGCCGGAGGACGAGAAGGACGAGCGCCTCTCGGCTGACCAGCGCGAGGACGACGACGAAGGCGACCGCGAGGAGATCCGCGCCCGTCGTCGCGAGGAGAAGCGCAATCGCAAGGCGGCGCAGCGCGACGCGCGCGACCGCACGCAGCGCGAGCTGGTCGAGCTGCGACGCCTCAACGCCGAGCTGATGTCTCGCGTGTCGAGCATCGAAGGCAACGCGATCTCGAACAACGTCTCGTCGCTCGAAGGCCGCATCCGCGAGGCCGCGTATCGCGCGCAGCAGGCCGAGGAGGCGCTCGCCAAGGCGGTCGAGGCGGGCAACGGCGAGGTCGTCCGCGACGCGCTGCGGCTGCGCGACAAGGCGATCAACGAGGCGACGACGCTGGAGACGCATCGCCGCGCGATCATCGAGCGCGCGCAGCGCCCGCCCGAGCCGAAGATGGATCCGCTCGTCGAGCGCAACGCGCGCGGCTTCATCGAGCGCAACAAGGACTGGTACGACCCGAACGGCGGCAACGACGACAGCGCCGTCGTGATGGCGCTCGACAACAAGATCGCCTCCGAGGGCTTCGACCCGACGAGCGAGGAGTACTGGGAGGAGCTGGAGAAGCGCGCCTCCAAGATGCTCCCTCATCGTTTCAACAACGAGGACGCCCCCGAGCCGCAGCGTGCCCGCCGTGGGCCGCCGACCGGCGGGCGCGGCGACGCGCCCTCGTCCTCTCGCAACCAAGTCTTCGTGTCGGCGGAGCGCAAGCAGGCGATGATGGAAGCCGGGATCTGGGATGATCCCAAGCTCCGTCGCGATGCCCTGCGCCGCTACGCCGAATTCGACCGCAACTCCGCCCGCTGAAAGGAGCAGGCCAATGAACTCCACCCATCAGGATGATCGCCTCAAGAAGGTTTCCGACCCCGCTCGCGCGAGCAGGGCGATGCAGGATCGCCCCGTCACGGAAAATCGCGAGATCTCCGACGACGAGCGCGTCGAGGCCTTCCGCACGCAGTTCATCCAGTCCGCGCTGCCCGACCTTCCGAAGATTCCGGGCTATCACCTGTGCTGGCTCACGACGACCAATCCGAGAGACTCGATCCACGCGAGGATGCGTATGGGCTATTCGCCCGTGAAGCCGGAAGACGTTCCCGGCTGGGAGTACGCCTCCATCAAGACTGGCGAGTGGACCGGCATGATCGGCGTCAACGAGATGCTCGCGTTCAAGATCCCCCTCTCGCTGTACGAGAAGTACATGCGCGAGGTGCATCACAACGCGCCGCTCTCGGAGAACGAGAAGCTGACCGCAACGGCTGACGCGATCCGCGAACAGGCCCAGTCGGTCGGCAGTCAGGTGATCGAGGGATCCGGCATGGCCGAGCTGCGGAAGACTGTCCCCATCCCGACCTTCGCGGATGAGGGATGACCCTCAACCCACAAGAAAGGACGACATAGATGTCTGCCTCGAACGCTCCGTTCGGTGTCCGTCCGGCCTTCAGCCTCACGGGCGGGATCATCCGCCCGAGGGCACTGCCGAACGGCATCGCCAGCACCTACGCCTCGAACATCTTCTCCGGCACGCCCGTGCTCATCACGACCAACGGCGTGCTCAATGCCTGCACGGCCACGGCAGCCGACCTCGTCGGCGTGTTCGCGGGCTGCGAGTACAGCATCTCGAACGGCGCTCGCCGGATCGTGGACAACAAGTGGATCAGCGGCACGGCCTACGACGCCGGTTCGATGATCGCCTACTTCTACGACGATCCGATGATGGTCTACGAGGTGCAGGCCGATGGCTCGGTCGCCCAGACGGCGGTCGGCGATCAGGTCAACCTGACCAACGCCGCTGGCACGATCACCGTGACCGGCAGCACGACGACGGGCCTGTCGTCCGCGACGGCTGGCGCGACGCCGGTCGGCTCGGGCAATCAGGGCATGTTCCGCGTGCTCGACAAGGGCTACCAGATCGACAACGACTGGGGCGATGCGTTCACGATCCTGCGTGTGCAGATCGCGCGTCACTCCTACCTCAGCAACAAGGTCGCCTTCTAAGGCGCGCCATAGAAAAGGAGAACTGAGCTATGGCAACTCCGATGAGGGCGACGGACTTCCGGTCCATCGTCGAGCCGATCATCTCGCAGTCGTTCGATGGCGTGTACGAGCAGCGCGCCGACGAGTGGAAGCAGGTGTTCAAGGAAGAGAAGGGCACCCCGCGCCAGTACCACGAGGAGCCGGTCCTGTACGGCTTCGGCGCTGCGCCCGAGCTGCCGGATGGCACCGCCGTCACCTACCAGTCGGGTGGCGTGCTGTTCATCAAGCGGTACATCTACAAGGTCTACGGCCTCGCGTTCGCACTGACCAAGGTGCTCGTCGAGGACGGTGACCACATCCGCATCGGTCAGACGTACGCGAAGCATCTCGCGCAGTCGCTGATCGAGACGAAGGAGACGCTGGCCGCGAACGTGCTCAACCGCGCGTTCAACGGCAGCTATCTCGGTGGCGACGGCGTGCAGCTCGTCAGCGGCTCGCATCCCATCACGACCGGCACGTTCTCGAACCAGCTCACGACCGCCGCGAACCTGTCGCAGACCTCGCTGGAACAGATGCTGATCCAGATCCGCAACGCCGTGGACAACAACGGCAAGCGCATCCGGCTTCAGCCGAAGGGGCTCGTCGTCTCCCCCAGCAACGTGTTCCAAGCCGAGGTGATCCTCAAGTCCGTGCTCCGCACCGGCACGGCGAACAACGACATCAACCCGATCAACTCGATGGGGCTGCTGTCGGAGGGTCAGAAGAACCTCTCGCGTCTCACCTCCCTTACCGCGTGGTGGGTGCAGACCGATGCTCCCGAGGGCCTGAAGCTGATGAAGCGTCGCGGCCTCGAAAAGAGCATGGAGGGCGACTTCGAGACCGACAGCATGCGGTACAAGTCCACCGAGCGATACGACCTCGGCTGGACCGACCCGCGCGCGGTCTACGGCACGCCGGGTCTCTGACCCGAAACTTCCCCCGGCGGATTTCATGGTCCGCCGGGGGTTCTTCTTCCGCCACCGGCAAGCTCTTCAAGGAGAAGCCCAATGCCTCAGTTCAACGACGACCTCTACCTCGGCACCGCGTTCGCGGGTGGCCGTGGTCCCCTTGCCCTGCTCCCCTCCGGCTCCGAGGACAGCGAGCCGTCCCCGATGGATGTCGGCGTCGGCCCCCTCGGTCGCATCTACGTCTTCGACATCGTCCCCGCGACCGCGTCGAACACCTCCGTCGTGAACGCGCAGGCCGTGGCCGGTGCGGGCGCGGTGACGCTCGCCTCGACCGCGCCGATCACGCTCGACCGCACGGGCCGCTGCCTGCGCTTCGTCTCGTCCGCTGCGGGCGACACGACGCAGACGGTCACCGTGACCGGCACCGACATGTACGGTCAGGCGATGTCCGAGACGCGCACGCTCAACGGCACGACCGTCGTGAACGGCACGAAGGCCTTCTACACGGTGACCGGCGTCACCGCGTCGGCGGCGCTCACCGGCAACCTGTCGGTCGGCACGCGCGACGCCTACGGCCTGCCGGTGCGCGTCACCGACGTGGCCTACATCATCTCGGCGAAGTGGGATGGCACGCTCGCGGACAACGCGGGCACGTTCACCGCCGCCGACACGACCAGCCCGGCGACGGCGACGACGACCGACGTGCGCGGCCTGTTCGCTCAGGCGGGCAACGCGGCGAACGGCACGCGGCGTCTCGTCATCAACATCGCCCTGAGCGCGCTCGCCTGCGGCCCGAACGCCACGCGCGTCGGTGCCTTCGGCGTCAGCCAGAACCTCGCCACCTGATAGGAGGGTCCGATGCGTCCCGTCAGCGTAACCGTCACGGGATCGCCGGGCACCTCCTCGGTGATCGTGCCCGACGTGAACAAGGCTCCCTTCGCCATCGGCGCGGGCGTCAAGGTCACGGGCACGATCACCTTTCAGGTTCAGCACACGTTCGACGACGTGTTCGATCCCGCGTTCAATCCGGCAACGGCGGTCTGGTACAATCACCCGACGCTGACCGGATCATCGAACGTGGACTCGAACTACGCCTTCGCGGTGCGCGGCATCCGTCTCTCCACCTCGGCAGGCACCGGCAGCGCAACGCTGACGCTCGTGCAGGCCGGTCCATTCTGAGGACTGAACCATGAGCGTTGTCGGAAGCGACGGAAGCATCGTCGGCGGGCTTGCGCCCGCCACGGTGCCTGCGGACGTGCTCTTCAGGGCGATGACCAACCCCGAGGAGTTCAAGAAAATCAGCGAGCGCGCGCAGGCGCAGATCGACGAAGCGAACAGGCGCGCCGAGGCGATCATGCAGTCTGCCGCCCTCGAAGCGCAGAAGGCTCAGGACGAAGTGATCGCGGCGCTCGCGAAGCGTGACGCGGCGAACGTCGATGCCGAGGCAGCCTCGAAGGCTGCGTCGGACGAGATCTCGGCAGCGAAGTCGCTCGCGACCCAGAT